GGCGGGGTCGTCGTCGCCGACCTTGAGGCGGACGAGGTCGAGGAAGGTGGACGCGCAGACGAGGGATGCGGTGCTGTTGTAGGTGTCGCACCCGGCGACGCGGAGGTAGATGGTGCCGCCGGCGGTGACCTCCGCGGGGACCAGTTCGACCGCGTATTCGACCTCGGTGTGAGAGGCCGAGAGGCCGACGGTGTCGGTCACGGCGTCGTCCTCATCGGCGTAGCCGGTGGTGAACGCCGTGGTGCTGGAGAGGATGGCCGTGGTCGCGGCGCCGTCGTTGAACCAGCCGGAGCGGGCCGCGTGGATCGTGCCGGAGGTGTCGCTCGCGGCGACGAAGGTGGTGCCGTTGTTGGAAAACTCCAGGGTGCCGCCGACGGTGCCCGTGCCGGAGATGCCGAAGCGGACCCGGAACGGACGCCCTGCCGCCTGCGTCCAGGGCGAGTCCTGGGGGTGCGACGGTGGGTCGTTGAGATCCCTGTCGTCGCGGTAGCCGGCGAAGGTTGTCTGGGTGAGCGCCAACTACTGCTTCTTCTTCGGTGTCCCGCGCTTCTCGCCGGGGGCCTTCGTCGCCGCCTCCACGTCGAAATCGACGTGCTCCTCGGCGGGGTCGAAGTACTCGGGGTTCTGCAGGGCGATCGGGTGGCCGGCGCGGACGCGGGTCTTGCCCTGGGTGATCGCGTGGGGGACCCCCTCGATCTCGACGGAGAAGCTGGTGTTGGCTACGAGGATGTCGCTCATGGTGGCCTTTCGTGGTGGGGGTGAGCCCTCCCCGGCGGGACGCCTCCCGCCGGGGGTTGGGGCTCCGCCGTTCCTAGAGGGTGAGGACCTTCCGGAAGGCGTTGGGGTCGATGACCTCCGAGCTGTTCCGCCAGAACGCGAACAGGCCGCGCTGGCCGCTGGGGCGGTTGGCCCCGGTGTGGAACAGGTGCGGGATCAGCTCGATGCTCATGCCGACACGATCGACGATGACGAACTTCGAGAAGTCGCCGAAGATCGCCACGGTGCCGCCGGAGGCGACAGTCGTGCCCATCGTCGAGCACTCGTAGGCCGGGTAGCCCAGGAGCTGGCTCCCGAGGTTGCCCGGGGTCGGCACCTGGTTGTTGAGGCCAACCCGGAGGTTGTCCTGCCAGAGGCTCGCGCCTCCCGAGGTGTCGAACTGCCGGACCCGGTTGTAGATCGACCGGTTGGCGACCCACGACGCCCGGGGACGGTGCCGCGGGGGCAGCGCCTCCTCGGTGCCGTAGATGTCACCGACCGCGAGGGTGGCCGTCCCGGCGGTGGTCTTGGTGATCGTACCGCCGATCAGGACGCCCTGGGGCTCGTTGGTGCCGGTCCCGAAGGCGAACTTGGTCGCCTCCAGGTCATCCTTCGCCTCCGAGATCATCAGCGAGAACTCGGCCTGCAGGCCGCTCCAGTCCTGTCCGATCTCGATCGAGTACGGGATGAACACGTCCGCCCGCTCGGGGTGGACGCTCGGCTGCGCGAAGTCCGACGGCGCGTCGTCGCCGGCCTCCGATGCCTCCGTCGCGTAGCCCGCCGTGACACCGGCGGACGTGACGCCCTGCCAGTTGTCGGTGACGATCGACTCGACCCTCGAGACCGCCCGGAACGGGTTGACCGAGTGGTTGGAGGTGTGAATGACCGTCGGGTCGAGCGTGAACGGGATGGCGTAGCCACCGCTCGCGTCGGACGTGCTCAAGGCGCGGGTCTCGGAGTCGGTGAGCTGCTCGCCCATCACGACCTTGCCGAACGCCCGCTGGTAGGTCGGCGAACCCGTCTCCAGGTAACGCCGGGCCAGCCGCCCGTCGCGGGTGTCCTTCGCGAGCAGCTTCTCGGCCTTCTCGCGGCCCTCGTCGTCCTCGAAGTGGGACTGCTCGATCGCGTACTTGGCGCGCTCGCGCATCTCCTTCGTGGCCTGCTCGGGGCTGTTGACCGCCGTGCGGATCGTCGAGAGGTCGTAGATGTCGTCTCCGCGGACCCGCTCGTTGCGGACCTGGAAACCGGCTTCCCGCTTCTGCGGGTCGCCGACCGACTCCTCGATGATCTTGGCACGGATCGCCAGTTCCTCGGCGAGGTCGTCGAGCTGCTTCCGCTCCTCGACGAGCCCCTTGAACTCCTCACGCTCGTCCTCCGGCATCTGCTTGCCGGCGAACTCGGTGTCGAGCTCCTTGAGGCGCCCGGCGATCTCCTCCTGTCGGGAGGTGATCTCTTCGGGTGTCATTAGAACTCCCAGTTCTTCTTGGGGAGCAGGTCGGACCACGTGAAGTCCTTACTGCTCGTGTTGGGTAGGGGCTCGCGGCCCGACTCGACGTGAGGGCTAGTGACCTCTGCCTCGGCGTCGTCGGGTGCGGCGGAGTGGGCTTCCCCGGCTCCGTTTTCGTCCTCGTCGTTGACGAGGTCGAGGATGTGGCGCAACTGCTCCGGCTTGCGGATCATCCGTTGCGCAAGTTCCATCTCGTCGGTCAGGGACCGGACGCCCGCCGTTGCGTTCGCGTAGGCGGGGAAGGTGACAGGCCCGAACTCGTAGAGGCGGGCCTCGGTGATCGTCCGCTCGGGGATGCCGTCGGGGTTGCGGTCGGAGGCCTCCGGCTCCTTGTCGTACTCCTCGGAGACGACCCGGAAGCGGAAGCTGGCGCCGTACAGGCCCGCCTCCAACCCGGGAAGCAGGTCGCGGGTGTAGGAGGTGTCGATCAGCGGCACCTCGTAGTAGCCGCCGCGCTCATCTTCCCGCAGGGTCTCGATCGGGCCGAGCGGCTTGTCGGCGATGTGGGGGTCGTGACCGTGCTGGAACAGGACCTTGATGTCGTCGCGCTGCTCGGACATCGTCTTCTTGAAAGCGCCGGGGGCGATCCGCTCGAGGAAGTGACCCTCATACAGCGAGTCGATCTCGGTGAACTCGTCGAAGATCGCGAAGTGACCGGTGAGGGTGGGCATCCCATCCTCGGAGTCGGAGCGGAGCTCGACGGCCTTCGGCCTCGCCCGGACAATGCCGTCTCGGGGCGGAGCCGTGTTGTCATGGGCGGGCATGGGTTTCTCCTTGTCTCAGGGAAGGGGAATGAGGGTGTGCTGACACCCGGCATGAAAGGGGGGTTCGGGAGCCGAGGCGGCGGGGAAGATGGCACCTTCGAGCGGCTCGCAGGTCGGGTGGGTGGTGCCGTGGGAGGAGACCTGGACCTGGCCGTCGCCGACCGCGTCGAGCGTCCCCCGCGAGGTGGCGCGGCGTCCGAGGGTGGCGATGTTCATGCCCGCCCATGCCCCGAGCGGCCAGTTGCGGTCAGCCTCGTCGATGTAGGCAACCACGGCGCCATCGGCGATCTCGTCGAGGGTGTCCTCATCGACTGAGCGGAAGGCGCCGGGAAGGCGCGACTCGGTCTCACGCAGGCCCTCGGCGAGCTTCGCGCGAAGCGAGGTGACCAGCTCACCGATCGGATCGCTGACCGGCTCGCCCGCCGCCTTCTCCTCGAGCTTGGCGACCGCGGCGTCGTATGAGGCCGCGTAAGCCTCCTGGAGTGCTGTGACCGGGTCCTCCCCGCGCAGGACGCCGAGCGCCGCCATCGCGTCCGAAAGTCGCTTCTCGCGGCGCCCCTTTACCGCCTTGGCAAGCAGGCCTCGAATCTCGGCCTCGGTGGACTCGTAGGCATCGGCGAGGGTGCGCAGGGCGGCCTCGCCGGGCGGGTTCCAGTCGGCCTTCTTGCCGCGGGTCAGAGAGCGGGAACCCTTCTCATCTACCTCGGACTCGTCGGGCTCGGCCTTCTGCTCGGTTCCGGGCGGCTGAAGCTGGACCGAATACATCCCCGAGTGAGTAAGGCGGACGAGATCCCCGGCGGTGATGGCCTCGATCACCGAGCTCGGGTCGTAGCCGGCCTCGGTCAGCGCCTTGATCGACTGCGACTGCAGCGACTGGACCTCGGCGGCGTCCTTGACGTCCTCGGCGAGAAACGGGATGTCGCGGTCGTCGTACCAGAGGTCGGAGCCGCGAGGAACGCGGATCAGATGCGCCATCGACCCGGCGAAGTTCCGCCACAGCGGACGCATCGTGCCGTCGGCGAAGCGGCGGCGGGCCTGCGAGTAGTTGGAGTAGGTTGCCGCCTGCAGACCCTCGGAGAGCCCGACGATTACCGGGGGAACGCCTGCTGCGGCGGCGATCCGCGTCTCCCCCGCTCCCTGGACGGCCTTGAAGTCGATCTGCCGCATGTCGGAGCCGACGACCTTGGCGTCCGCCCCGCCGCCGAGATAGAGCGTCCGGTAAGCGTTCTCGGCCCCCCCGATCCGGCTCTCCATCGCCTCGATCCACTTGCCGACCTTCTCCGAGTCCACGGCGGGGTCGAAGGTGACGACCATGTTCGCTGTCGCCCCCTGCTCGAAGTACTTGAGCTTGTGGGTACTCGCGGCCTGATCGCCCATGATCTCGCGAATCACCGGCTGCAGCCACGACATCCCGCGGAAGTTGGCGGCGGGGTCGGGGTAGGGGGCGAAGTGGGCGACCTGCTCGGGGCCGTAGACGGCGGTCTTGCCATCGGGCGGGTCGTAGACGTAGCCCTTGACGAGCGTGTCGGGAGCGGTCCCGGCGTGATCGGGGTCGGCGTTGGAGGTAAGCGCGATCGTCACGTAGTCGGGGCGAAGACGATGGAGCTTCTCCCCGATCCGCACCGCGTAGAAGTTGCCCGCCAGATCGACGTCTTGAATCGCGCGGGCGAGCAGATCGCCGGTAGTCGCGTTCTCCCAGGGCTGCTCGAGCGGCAGCAGCTCGCGGGTGCCGAAATACTCTCCCGGCCGCCCCGACTGGTAGCGGCGGAACTGGAAGCGGGCCTCCTGGAAGAGCAGTTGGCGGACCATGAGGCAGGCGAAGACGACGCCGTTCTGCTTGTAGGCCGAGCTCGTCAGCCCGGCGAAGTCGTTGCCGATCTCCTCCGTCCGCTGCCCCTGGGTCTGGTTCAGCGTGTAGGGGTAGGAGAGGCCGTTGTAGTTGAAGTAGGAGAGCCAGTCGTTGAAGGTGATCGCCGAGGACGATCGGCTCGCGACCTTGTGGATGAGCTTCACTCGATGTCAACTCCAAACAGCCCGAGGGCGATGAGGCCGGCGCCGAGGACGACGAGAGCGGCGGGGACGTAGATCAGGGCGAGGCCGGTGACGAGGGAGGCGATCCCGGCCACGGTGAGCAGGACCGCGATGCGGTTCGGGTTCAACGGGACGCGCCCCATACGACGATCGGCTCCTTCGAGGTTTCGTGTTCGGTGACCGCGAACGAGTTGCCCATGAGCAGGCCCGTCAGCGCGTCGATCGGGTACTTCTTGCGGCGCGAGCCCTTCGCATCGGGCGGGCGGTCGTAGCGGTACTTCTCGCCGCCAAGAGACTTGCGGATTGCGTTGAGGACGTGGGAGCGCAGCTCGGCGTCGCCGTTGTGAACGAGCCAGCCGCCGCGGATCGCCTCGTCGAGCCTCGCTGCCGCAAGCGACATCGGCGCGTTGTCCTGCGAGTGCTCGAAGAAGTCGAAGGCGACCCCGTCCTGGTGGGGGTGCTCGCCCTTGTCGAGCTGCTGCGCCATCTGCTGCCCGGAGGCGTTCGGGTCGAAGACCCAACCGGTCGGTCGGTACTCGCGCTGCAGGGCGACCATCCCGGCGACGATGTCGGCCTCGTCCACCGGCGGGATGAGTACCCGGATGCCGGCGATCACCCGCCGCTTGTCGTCCTCCCAGACGAGCACGCCCATCGCCGTCGTGTCGATCTTCCAGCCGAGGTCGAGAAAGCCAACCGACCACGCCTGCCTGTCGGGGACGAGGTCGGCCTCGTAGAGCCCGTCCCACTCCTCGGGGGTGATGCCCTCGCCCTCGGCTCGGGTCGGGATATTGCAGACGAACCGCTTCCAGTGAGTCGGGCTCATCGTCGGCGACTCCCGCTTGGCGCGGAGCTTGGGAACGGTGATCGTCGAGAGCGGGTTTGCCGCCTTGACGGCCTTCATGTCCTCGACGTCGCCCTCGACGGGGACCGACCAGTCGTGCAGCACCATCCCGCCACCGAGCGCCCGGATGTGGGAGCCGTCGGTGACGATCTCGGGGGCGCGGTGCTTATGCCGCGCCCGGACCTCCTCGAACTCCGACTCCGGGGCGCCGGCGGTCGAGATCGCCGCCAACTGCCCGTCCCGCTTGTCGAGCTTGCCCCGCCACGTCCGGTACAGGCGGAGGTCGCGATGGCGGTGAAGCTCGTCGAGCAGGGGGAGCGTGGGGATCACACCATCACCCGTCCGATCATCGGCGGCGAAGACCTGGATCGAGCCATTGGTGCGCAGACAGTCGATCCGGCGGTAACCGTCGTAGACGCGGAACCGCTTGTCCATCCCCGGCGTCCGGCGAACGAAGCCTCCGGCCTGATCGTGGAGGATCTTTGTCTGGTCGCGGGACGAGGCACCGATCGGGACCATCGCGTCCGGCGTGTAGTCGCCGTGATAGAGGGCGACACCGGCCAGGAGGGTGGTCTTGCCATTGCCTTCGGGGACGACCAGCCAGACCTCGCGGTAGCCGGCGAACAGATCCTCTACGAACGCGAGCTGGAAGTCCTCGGGCTCCCAGGTGTCCCCGTTGTCGAGGACGAGGAGCCGCGCGTAGCGGCGGAAGTGGTCGATGGTGAACGGCTTGGGCGTCCTAGCCACGCTTCGCCCGCCGTTCGGCCAGCTCGTCGAGGGCCTCGAAGGGGTCGTCGGTCGGCTTCGCCTTGCCAGCCTGTCTCGCCTTCCGGGTGAGCAGGAGTGCGTCGGCGGCGGCGCGGGCCTGCGATTCGGTGTTCTTGGCGACGGCGAACTGCGGATTGGCGATCTCGCCCTGCGAGTTCGGGATCATCGGCCTGGCCGATGCGACGGTGAGCGCCTTATTGGCCGCGATCAAGTTGCGGACCATCTGCTCGACCATCTCGACCTCGAGCGGGGTCGGCTCACCGAGCGCCCTGAGGCAGTCAAGCCGCATCCTGCGCCAGCGTCCCGCGGGGATGGTCTTAGGGCATGGGGGGAGCGCCATTCTGCCTCCTGAGGGCGGGTTGTGGTGGGTGGGTTTTCTTCGCCAAGAGCCACCTCGGCGGTCCTTTCCTTTGCGATAACGATTCTCGACGACCCCCCTCCCCCCGGGCCGAGGTCAGCCCCACCACCCGCCGGGCTGGTCCCTCGCCGTCCGCCTCCCGTGGCAGGACGCGCACAACGCTCGGTGGTTGTCCGGGTCGTGGCCGAACGGTCCGAGCGGGCCGAAGCCGTCGATGTGGTCGAGGACCGTGGCCGGCGCTCCGCACTCCTCGCAGTGGGGCCTCTCGGCCAGTAGTCGGGCTCGGTCCCGTTCGTGGCGGGAGTCGTAGCCCCGTTGCCTGGCGTTGGGCCTCGGGTCCTTGTAGGTGTGCTCGGGGCAGCGGTTCTTGCCCGCCTTGCACCGTGCTCCGCAATGACAGAGCTTGACGATGGGCACTACGAGTAGGGGTAAGCGCCTGCCGAGTTGACCCGGTTCGCCAGGGTGTGGACGACCTGGGTGCTGGCGGCGACGATGCCGTAGAGCTGCTCGCCTGCTTCGAGGTCGATACTCACCGACTCACCTCCAGCCAGGTCGAAGCCTGCCGAGGTGGTGACGCCGCTTGCGCCGAGGGCGACGGTGCTGCCACCTGTCGGGACTCGGATGCTCACCGATGTACCGGCCACGTCACCCGTTGCGATGAGGGTGGCGTCGGTGGTGACGGTGACTCGTACTGCGGTTGCTGCCATTGGGGGGTTGGCTCCTATTCGCTGTCGCGGAAGAACTGCGAGACCGAGCGGGCGTTGTGGATCTTCGGGTCCCAGTTGTGGCCGATCGCTCCCATGTTCACCGGCTGCGCCTCGGCTCCGTCGATGAACGCCTCGGTCTCGTCGGTGGTGACCGTGACTCGTGAAGCAGTGATCGGCATGGCGCTCCTAGTCGTTGTCGGTGAAGAACTGGCCGGCCTCGAGCCCCGACCACGGTGGACCCCAAGAGTGGTCAAGCGCCCCCATGCTGATCCCCTCGGCACCGGAGTCCTCGATGAAGGCGAGGGACTCGGCCTCGGTCGTGTAGGGGTCGTCGGTCGAGTAGTAGACGCGGATCGGGATGCCGTCGAGATCGGCCGCGTAGTCGGCGGGGTTGTCGGCGTCGGGTGGGGCGCCGCCGTAGGCCGCTTCGATCGAGGCGGCGGTGCCTCCCCGGTCCTCGGCGTGGAGGGCCTGGACGTCCACGGCTGGGACGAGCAGGACGATCGACTGCACCAGCGTCGGGTTGGCCTTCGCCCAGTTGCAGGCGGCGAGCCCGCCCGCCGAGGCGCCCCACAGGTGCACCTTGCCGGACGCGAACAGCGCCGTCTGCGCGTTCGTCCGCATCTGCGAGATGTTCGCCCGGTGGGTTGAGTTCCCCCACAGAGCCGCCGTCCCGCAGGAGGCGACGGGGAAGCCGTAGTCCTCGGTCAGGTAGCGCAGCTCGCGGGTCACCTGGTCGAGCAGGAACCAGTAGTGGCGGTCGTTGTTGAAGCCGGGGAGGACGAGGATGCCCTTGCGGGTGCCGTCCTTGTAGAGCCGCCCGCGTCCGGTACGCTGCGGCAGTGAGGCGACGGTCTCGGTGCGGGAGACCACCTAGACCTCGATGACCTGGATGTAGGCGGGGTTGTCGGCGGCGGCGGTGATCGAGGAGTTGCCGGTGACGAACTGGCCGAGGTTGATCTTGTAGGTGTGGGCGCCGGCAGCGGGGGCGAGCCGCACCGACCGCGACAGCGACATGTTGCCGTTCGCGGTCAACAGCCCGAAGTTGACCAGGGTGAGGGTTGTCGCGCCCTCCATGATCTTCACCACCGTCAGCCCGGAGGCGGACGTGTTGGAGATCGCCCCGGTCTCAAAGCGGACCATGATCGGGCGGGCGCCGACCTCGACTGTGACCGAGAGCCCGGCCACGTCCTGGTTGCCGGCGCCGGTCTGGGTGACGCTGGCGGTTATCTCCGCGTAGCCGAGCTCGACGTTGCGGGGGCCGGGTGCGAGTTGGATCGACACGCCTCGCCTTTCGGGAGGGATGGACAGGAAGGAGCCCCGCGACTGGCGGCCTCGGGTTAGAGGGTGGAGCCGTGCTGGCGCGGGGGAAGCGTTTTCGGGGTCGGTGGCGGTGGCACGCCCGCCTACCTAGGGGCGCCCGCGACGGGGCGGGCACGCTGGGACCGCCTAGAATCGTACCCCTAAGTCGGACGGATTACCACCCTAGGCGGCTTCGCCGGTGAGTTCGTCCTGCGCCTCGCGGATCGCCTTCGCCACCGGCGCCAGCGCGTGTAGCGGATCGACGCCCATCTTCTGGGCCCGCTTCGCCAGCTCGCGGACCTCGGCCTGGACGCGCCGCAGATCCTCCTCCGCCGCCTTCTCGTCCCGTCGCTCCGCCGCCTTCAACCGTGCTCCGATCTCGATCACGTTCATGTAGTGGCCGTCGACAACTTCGGCCTCGCAGTCAAGCGCATCGCCTAGACGGACGGTCAGACCGTGCTCCTCGGCATCGGTCCACGTCCGCTGCCGCAGCCGCGAGCCCTCGGGCCGCGGCGGGCCGCCCTTGAGCCACAGCGGGCGGAAGTCGTAGCGGCGGTAGACGACGCGCCACGCGAGCTTCCGGGTCCGGCGAAGCTCGGTGACCTCGATCCAGAGCGTCGGGGCGCTGACCGCGGACGCCACGGCGCCGTGGGCCACCTCCTCCTCGGTGTAGGCGTTGCCCGACGTCTGCTCGAGGACGATGATGTCCCCGACCTCCATTGGGCAGGACTCGCTCGGCGGGAAGGTCAGCGGGTCACCCGCTTCGAGCTCGCGGAGCTGGGCCGCGGTGAGGTCGTCGAGGACGATCACGCGGCGACCTCGCAGGCGGCGAGGGCGCGCTTCGTGGCGTCGAGGACGCTGCGACAGGCGTCGAGATTGAGCACCGCCTCGTCGCGCTCGCCTGCCAGTTGCGTGCGGTGCCCCTCGCAGACCCCGAGAGCGTCGGTGAGGTCGGCCACCTCCGCCTTCAGCTCGTCATAGCTCCGGTACCCCGGCGTCCCCCAGCCCTGCGAGCGCAGGGCCTCGGCGAACGCGGCGACGAGGCGGTCGTAGGCGATGGCCTTCTCGGCGTCGGTCATGGTGTCTCCTGGGTCGCGGGATCGGAGGGGTCGTCGGGGAATGGCGGGCAGCCGCAGGAGGGGCAGGCGGGGGCGATGCCGAGCCGCTGCCAGCATGGGAACTCGCAGTCGTGTCCGCACTTGCACTTGTCGGTGCCGGGGGTGATGCCGGTGCCGTCGAGGTGGTAGCCGGCCATCACGACCCCCTCGTCAGGTAGCGGTAGCCTGGCGCAGGCAATCGCTAGAGCGTCGGCCTCGTCTTGGGAAATGCGGGGGTAGCGGCGCGGGTTCTTGGAAAGCTCTACTCGGCGAGGCGCTAGTCGATCCCGCGGACACCACGTCGAACGCGATCATCTCGCTCTCGTCCGGCATAGGCATCACCGAGTAGAACCCGACTTCCTGTTGGGCCACCGCCTCCTCCGCCGAATCCGCCTCGACAACCGTCGCCCCGCGACACGCGCCGCGAAGGAACTTGCGCGGTCTGCCGAACCTCGTCACCTCGACTGCCTCGTAGTCGAACACCAGCCACGCGGTCATGCTTCCTCCTGTTCGGTGGGCGCGGGGTCAAGAACCGCGATGGCCTCAATCTCGTAGCGGCCCCGCACCGCGTAGCGTCCGTCCTCCACGGCTTCGTCGCGTGTCTTGCGGATTGGGCCGGTGTAGTCGCCGATGGCGGCTCGGTAGCGATAGACGACCTCGGCATCGACCCGCTCGGCCTCCAACGCCTCAACCTGCTCCTCCAAGCGGTCGATGTGGGCGAGGGCGCGGGCGATTGCGTTGGCTTCGTCCGTGATGCCGTGGTGAGAATCGACGTAGCCCTGTGCAAGCGCCCGGTCCTCATCGGTGAATCGCTGGTCGGTCATGGTGCCTCCGTGGTGGTCGCGGGGTCGATCACGACGTCGAGGGCGGCCACGGTCATCGCCAGGCGCATATGTGCCTCCCGTGTCTCGTCCCGGTCGAGCAGCCGCATGGTGAGCAGCAGGTCGGCCCGGAGCGCCGTCAGGAACCGTGTCACGGCTTCTGAGAGGGTGGTCGTCATGCGTCGTCGTTCTCGTAGCCCGCTGCCCTACCGATGCCGGTGTCGGGCAGATGGAACTTATGGATAGTGGATCGCGGCTGGTCGGTCATGCTTCCTCCTGTTCGGTGGGCGCGGGGTCCAGGGCGGCGCGGGCCACTTGAACCGCTGCGCGGTCGCCCACATTGCAGACGCTCTCTAGCGCCCCCTCTAGGTGGGTGATGTGGGCGAGTGCCGAGTCGATCGCGTCGGCGTCGGCGTCCTGCTTGCCGGTGTAGCGGTGCAGCCTTCCGGCCATTGCTTCAAGCCGCGCCCGGTCCTCATCGGTGAATGGCTGGTCGGTCATGGTGCCTCCGTGGTCGCGGTGCGCTGGTATTCGGCTCGCTTGCGATTGCGCTCACAGACTCGACATGCTCGCCAACCGCGAGTCGTTATCCAGGTGTTCTCCTCGTTGTAGGGATGGCCGTTGGCGCAGGCCGTCTTGGCAAGCTTCGGATTCACAAGCCGCCCCTTAGCCTGCATGTCACGGTTGTTGTCCTTAGCGGTTCCCGTCCACAGGTGAGCCGGGTTCACGCAGGACGGGTTATCGCAAACATGGCAAACGAAGTTGCCCTCGGGAATCGCGTCGAGGCCGAAGGCGAAGCGGTGCGCCCCAATCGATCTTGATTCGATGCGAAAGACGCCGTAGCCCTTCCCATTACGTGCCCCGCGCCATTCCCAACACTCATCGGGGCCGCGCCGATCGACCTTCGCCCAGAACCGCTCCTCAGCCTCGATGCTCACTTGGCCTCCTTCGCGGGTTCAATCGAGCGCGGGTCCGTTGCGCTCACGTCTGCTTGCAGGGTGGACCCGCGCTCCATCACGACCCCCTCGTCAGGTAGCGGTAGGCGCGGGCCAGGCCGACCGCTCGGGTGGCCTCGACCTGCTCGTCGCGGGTCATCAAGGGGAGGAGCCCAAGCTTGTGGTCGTGCTGGGAGCGGTGGCAGGCCGCGCAGAGGGGGATCACCGAGTCGGGGCCGCGCTTGCCTCCGAGGCTGCGGGGGATCGTGTGCGCGGTTTCCAGCTGGTAGCGGGAGCCACACGAGCGGCAGCGTCCCTCGGCCTCGACCTTGCGGCGGGCGGCGTTCATGCGGCCACCCGATATGCAGTTTCTACCGAATCAGAACTGGTTCGTTGAAAGCTGCATACTGCTCGCCTGTGGGCCTGATCGGCTACGTGAGGGTGTCGCGGATCGGCGGCCGGGAGGGCGAAGGATACATCTCGCCTTCGGTCCAGCGCGACGCGATCAACGCCTACGCAGCCGAGATGGGCGAGGAGATCGTCCGCTTCGCCGACGACCAAGACTACTCCGGCGGCAACACCGAACGGCCCGCGTTCCAGGCCGCACTCGACTCGCTCGAGGCGGGCGAGGCCGGCGGGATCGTCGTCATGAAGATCGACCGCTTCGCCCGCTCGGTCCCCGATGGCGTGCGGATCGTCCGCGAGATCGTCGATCGGGAGCAGATCTTCGCCTCCTGCCACGAGCGGATCGACCCACGCACGCCGGAGGGGCGATTCATGCTGACGAGCTTCCTCGCCAACGCCGAGCTGTTCCTCGACCAGATCAAGGCCGGTTGGAAGGTGAGCAAGGCGAAGGCCATCGCCCGTGGCGTCCACATCGGCCCCACCCCGATCGGTTACCGGCGGGAGAAGTCGAAGCCGCTCTTGGTCGATCCGCTCTACGGACCGGCGATCGGCGAGCTGTTCGACCGGGCCAGCGGCGGCGAGCATGGCGACACCGCGCTCGCCCGCTGGATGGACGAGCGGGCGCCGGTGCGAGGCGGCCGAACCTTCCAGCCCTCCGAGATCCGCCGCTGGCTCTCCAACCGGCTCTACCTCGGCGAGGTCCGCTACGGCGAGCTGGTCAACACCGAGGCCCACCCGGCGCTGACCGATTCCGCGACCTGGGAGCTCTGCCAACGGGCGCCCGGCGTTCAGCATCGCCCCTCCTCCCCGTTCCTGCTCCGGGGGCTGATCCGCTGTGCCCACTGCCGCTACGCGATGGGCGGGCAGAGCGCCGGGGGCGGTGACGGCAGGACGCCGATCTACCGCTGCACCCGCAACTGCGAGGGGTCCAGCGTCATCACCGCCGAGCGAGTCGAGGGCTACGTCCTCGGGCTGATCCGGCGCGAAGGACCGCTCCGCGTCGAGCGATTGGAGGGCGCGGCCGACTTCGAGCGGATCGACCGCGAGGCCGAGGCTTCGATCGCCGAGGTCCAGGCGTTCGTCGCTGACCTCGAAGCGCGCCGGCTGCTCGGCGAGGAGGGTTGGCGCGAGGGCTTGCGTGTCCGGGTCGCCGACCAGGACGCGAAGCTGGCTCGGCGGGAGCGACGTCGGCGCGAGATCAAGGAGTCGCGGCTGCTCATGGGCTTCGACGATCTCAGCCGCCACGATCTACGCGACCTCCTTGGCGGGATGATCTCGGCGATCTTCGTCCGCCGTGGCCGTGGCAGACCCGCCGCCGACCGCGTGCTCGTCGTCTGGTCGGATCAGACCGTCGATTTCCCCGGCCCCCACCGTCCCGGCCCCTTCGAGCCGATCGTCTGGGAGTGAGACGGTGACGGGGCCGTAGCGGGCGCGCATCCCCGCTCGTAGGGAGCGGAGGCCGGCGTCGATGGCCGCGCGGGATGGCCGACGCTGGGTGAGCATCTCAGCCATCGCCGAGCGCCTCCCTGCCAGCGTCGGTCAGCGTGAACGTCACCTGGGCCTCGACGAGGCCCAGCTCCACGGCCTCGAAGGCGTCGTAGACCGCGGCCTTGCCGAGGTGGTGGACCAGCTCGGCCTCGGCCACCTCGCCGCCGATCTCGTCGAGGGTGCGAAGCAGCTTGCGCTCCCGGGCCTTCACGCGGCCTCCACGTCGTAGGGCCCGGCGCCACTCGGCGCCTCGACCGCGAACAGCGCCCCCGGCGATACCTCCACGAGCGGGCGCAGCTCGACGATCGACTGCGGCTCGGTCAGCCCGGCCTGGTCGGCGTAGAGCTTCTCGGCAACGAGGCGAACAACCTGGTCGTCGTTGGCGAAGGCATGGCCTTCCAAGGCGTCGAGGATCAGCTTCGCGCAGTTGTCGACGTCCCCGCCCTTCGGCCGCTCGTCGAGGTAGCGCGGCTTGACGACGCCGGCGTTGGCGCCGGTACCGAGGTGGGCGAGGGGGCGTGAGCAGGCGAAGGTGGCCTCGCAGACGAGCGGGCCCGTCATGCACGGCAGGCCGAGCCGCTGCCACTCGGAGGCGAGCTCGTCCATGCGGGTCCGAGCTTTGCTCGGCAGGTAGAACTTCGGCCAGTGAGAGCCGTCCCTGCCGGGCATGATTCGGACCTTCGGACGCGGGAGCGGCATCGGCTCGCCGTGGTGGGTGAGGCGGTTCATGCGGCCAGCCTCTCGGCCCGGCGGTCGTGAAAGGCAACGAGCCCGGCGGCAATCGCCTGGCGCTCGCGCTCGGTCAGCTCGCGCAGACGCCGGTCGAGGCGGCCGGACGGGATGCCGGCGTCGGCGAGCAGGCGCCCGATCCGATGAGAGCCGTAGCGCGGGACGGCTCGGAGGACTCGCTTGAGGCGCATCGCCCCGGTCGTCTCGTCGGGGTGGGTGAGGGCTTCGACGGCGATGAGCGCCCCGCCTTCGCGGATTGCGCGGGCGACCTGGGCCTGAGCGAGCCGGGCGGACTCGGCGAGGGCGAGGGCTTCGAGGTGCTGGGCGGTCACGTCGGCCATCCCTCCGGCGTCCAGCCGGCATTGCGGGCCTCATGGCCGAGGACGGCGAAGCGCTCGACCGCCTCTCCCCCACCGAGGGCAATCCCGATTCGATCGTGCCGCTGCGCCTTCTTGCCCTCGCGGAACCGCCGGCCCCCGGTGCCGACGTAGGGGAAGGCCGCGATGCCGTCGAGCGCGAGCTCCAACTGCTCGATCGTGTAGTCCTCGGCCAGCCGCGCCTTGATCGCCTTCACCCGGTCGCCGGAGACCTTCGAGCGGGTGTGCCCGGTCGCCTGTTTCCAGCGCTCGATCAGCGCCACGATCTCAGCGCCTTGGGCGTGGTTGGTCGGATCCTCGTCGGCGGCGATCCGGCGCTCGAGGCGGACCTTGTCGCGGGCGAGGCGCTCGACCTCGGCGTGCATGCCGGCGACGCGATCCTTGAGGTCGGCGATCCGGTGGTGGGCGTCGGTGAACGAGAGCAGCTCGCCGGTCTCCGGCCAGGGGAAGGTGTCGGCGGCGGTGTCGCCGACGAGGCGGAGGTTGGCGCGGGTGGCTTCCACTCAGACGACCTCTATGAGCGAGCCCTGGCGGGTCTCGGTCGTCAGATTCTCGGCCGCCGTCCGCCAGTAGGACGGCTTGAGCTCGCAGCCGATGAACTGCCGCCCGTTGCGAAGGGCCATCACGCCTTCGGAGCCGATGCCGGCAAAGGGTGAGAACACGACCTCGCCCGGGTTCGACCAGAGCCGAACGCAGCGATCGATCAACGGCAGTTGCAGCGGGCAGATGTGACGCTCGTCTGCGTCCTCGCGGGCCACCCGGGCGTTGAGCGTGTCGGTCTCGCGAATGTCGTACCAGACCGGACGGGCCCATTCGATCCAGGTTTCGTTGTCGCAGTCGGGCTTGATCGGGACCGCGTTCTCCCCCGGGACACGGAAGATCAGCAGGTAGTCCGCCATCGCCGGACGTGACCCCGCCGAGTCCCGGTTGAGCGTCTGGAACATCAGCGCGTGGGCCTTCGTCCTGATCGCCTGGGCCTGTGGATCTTTGTCGATCGTGACCTCGCCGTGGAAGATCCAGCCGGCGCCCATGAACGCCGCGATCACCTGCCCCCGAAAGTCGGTCAGGCCGACGACGCCGTGGGTCGCCTTTGTCGTCGAGAGCTGCTGGACGTGGACGCAGGCAAGCCGGCCTGCCTTCGTCACCCGCAACAGGCCGTCGATGATGAATCGGAAGTGCTCAAAGAACTCGTCGCGATCGTGCGAGTTGCCGAGGTCGCGGGGTGAGGGCGAGTAGGTGTAAAGGCTCGCGAAGGGCGGGCTGAACACGCTCAGGTCAACGCTCGCGTCCTCGATCTCGGCGATCCGTTCGCAGGAGTCGCCGAGCATCAGCCGCCAACCCTCGCCCCGGGCGTCGTCGGTGACGTAGGCATCGTGGCTCACCGCGGCCTCCCCATGTGTCGGATCAGCGCATCGGTCATTCGCGCCGCGTCCCGCTCCTTGCGGCGGACGTTGTCCACAATCTGACGCTCAAGCTCGGAGACGACGATGTGTGCCTCGACGGGCTCGGTTTGACCGAACCGCCAGCAGCGACGGATCGCCTGGTAGTAGGACTCGTAGGAGTCGGAGAGGCCGACGAACGCCATCCTGTGGGCGTTCTGGAAGTTCATCCCAAAGCCGGCGATCGACGGCTTGGTGACGAGGACGCGTATCCCGCCGTCCTGAAAGGACTCGAGCGCCTCGGCCTTCGCGTCCGGCGTCCACGATCCTTCAACGTTCACGGCGCCGTCGATCTGCTCACCGAGGGCTTTCGCCTCGTCGTTGAGCCCGCACCAGACGATCCACTGGTCACGGCCGCTCGCAAGTTCGGCAGCGCGCTCAACCCGTGCCCCGAGCGTGTGGCGGCGGACGGCCGCACGTCCACCGATCCCGCCGAGATCGGTTGCGAATAGCTGCCCCTCCGGCACCTGCTCGACCTCGACCGTCTGGGGGATGATCCGCAGCTCGGGGAGTTCGAAGCCCTCGTCGGAGAACCCGGCATCGGACGGGCGCCGGAGCGCCATTGCCCACGTCGCCATCCAGCGGAACATCGGATCGACCGCGTGGCCTTTGAGTCGCCACTCGCGTTCGTCGTTGACGAAGTAGGCGGCGAGCATCTCCTCGCGGCTCATCACGCCGAGGAAGGCGGCGTGGTTCGTCAACTCCGCGACGTCGTTCGGCGCCGGCGTGGCGGTGCAGGCGAGCCGACGGGGGATCTCGCGGAAGGTCTCAATCAGGCGGGTGCGGACCTTGCCATCGACGCTCTTGAGGATCGACGACTCATCGAGCACCACGGCGTCGAAGTCGGCGGGATCGAAGCGGTCGATCAGCTCGTAGTTGGTCGTCCAGATCCCCGGCCCATCGACGTCCGCTCCGTCGCGGACGTACCAGACGTCGGCGTCGATCTTCGCCGCCTCGCGAACCGTCTGCCGCGCGACCGACAGCGGCGCAACGATCAGGCTGCGCTCGCCCGAATGGCGGGCCCACTCGACCTGGGCGAAGGTCTTGCCCATGCCGCAGTCCCAGAACATCGCCGCCCGCCCGGCCTTAATCGCCCACGTCGCCCCCTCGCGCTGGAAGTCGTGGAGCACCGGGTGAAGCTCGGCGGGATCAAGGTCAACGCCGACCTCGTCCGCCCGTCTCGTCTTGCGCTCAAGGAACGCGGCGTAGCTCACGCCAACCCCCTCAGCCGCTCCACCTCAACCCGCCGGTTGGCGATCCGCTGACGGGCTGCCTGCGCCCGCCAGCGGCAGTCGTGGATCAGCTCGGCGTCGGCGACCGTTGCGCGTTCGAGCTCGGAGAGCCTGTCCCGTACAACGTCTAACGAGAGGTCGTTTGGCAGCGAAGGAACGAATGGCAACGGGTCAACCGTTGGGCTACGTACTACTACGGGTCGGGTCGGGTTGGCGGGCGCGGGCGTGCGCGCGCGCGAGGCATCGCGTCGGATTCCATTGCGCGTCGCGTCGGATTCCGCCGCGATTCCGACGCGACTCACGCTGCCGCCCTCCGCTCGCGATCGGCCTTGCGCTTCGCCTGGATCTGCTCGCAGCTCGGGTTGAAGTCGAGGTAGTCGGGGATCGCGTAGCCGGAGCCGTTGCGGTGGATGAAGCCGTACTCCTCGAGCTTGTCGAGCACCTTCGGCTTGGCGATGAAGCGGGCGGTGTCCTCGGGAATCTTGCCGTCGGTGAGATGGTCGCCGCAGAACGAGAGCATCCGGGCGAAGGCCCCCGCAGCCTCGTTGCCGACGATCTGCACCTTCGGATTGCCCCAGAACTTGTCGTCGAGCTTGACCCACGCCATCACTTCCCCTCCTCGACCCGCCACGCCCGGCGGATCCGCAAAAGGCCCGTGAGCAGCGGCCACTCGTCCGGCCCCCAGATCCGCTCGAGCGCGTCGGCAGCGGCGGCCAGGTCGCGGGCCTCGGCGGGGGTGAGTTCGACCGGGACGCGCTCGGTGACGACGCCGGAGGTGGTCTCGTAGCGGACGGTCATCCGACCCCCGCGAGCTGGGCGCCGGTCTTGTTCAGCGTCTGCAGGGCGCTGATCGCGGCGCGCTTGTTGGCGATCCACCGCTGGCCCGCCTCGATCCGTCCCTTGAGCCCGTAGTAGTCGCCGTAGAGCTGTGGGTCTCGCTTCTTGACCGTCCGCACCGCTCGGGCCCTCCGGGTCTCCTCGCCCGGGGCCCGGCCGCGGTCGGGGTCGGTCTCGTAGAGGTCGAGGATCTTGTCGGCCTCCTCAGCGACAGCCTCCTCGAACAGCGTTCGGACGCCGGCGTGATAGGCACCCTCGTCGTCGACGTAGCCGTCGAACTTCCACATCAACTCGCGGAGCCGGTCGGCGCCGGCATCGACGGCAGCCGCGAGCTCGGCAAGGTTGGCGACGTCGAGCTGGCCGCTCACGCCGGAACCGCCTCGGTTTGCGGCTCGCCGGCGTCGACCCGCTTCCGCGTCCGGTACGCGGTGAGGACCGCGAGGGCGTCGTCGGGGCCGACCCAGGTGGTCTCGGTGACGTCGTAGTCACCATCGGGGCCCAGGCGGACGATCGCCCGGAAGTCAGAGGCCGGGTAGCCGGACTCGACCGCGGCGATCTCGTAGAGCTCGGGTTGGATCAGGTTCTCGAAGTAGGGACGCAGGAGTGGGCCGTCGCCGTTCTTGCGGCTTGCCCGCTTCCACTCGGTCACGGTCTTGAAGTCGATCCGGCCGACCCGGCCGTCGGGGAACCTGGCAAGCAGATCGAAGCGGCCGGCGATCCGGTGTTCGGCCGAGGCGACCATCCGCTCGCCGTCGATCCATTCCGGGCGGGCGTCGAGCTCCCACTTCATGCCCGCCTGAATCCACGGCCAGATCGAGTCGTCGTAGTCGGAGCGGCGGGCGACCGTGTCGTCACGGATCAGGTGTAGGAGGTGGTCGTGGGCTACGTCACCGCGGATGCGGGCGACCTCCCAGATCGAGTCGTAGTGGAGGCCGGCATCGCGGAGGGCGACGAGCAGCTCGCGCTCGTCGCCCTCCGCGATGTCAACGCCGCGGCGAACCAGCTCGACTACGCCCTGGCGTTCGAGCTTTGCCCCGGCTGGGGTCAGCGCCGGCTTGTCCATGCACCCGCTGACCGATGAGATCGAGTCGAATCGCTCACCGTCCACCCGATAACGGCGCCTCTGCGGCTTGCCGTCGGCGCCGACCGAGTCCCAGTAGACGATCTCGAAGCCGCTTGGCGTCGTTTCGACGGTTGTCGGTGGCCGCTCAGTCGCCACCCGCGGCCCCCTGACGGCGATCGGCCTCCCGCTGCAACAGAACCACCATCTGCTGGCCCTGCTCGACCGAGAGCGCCCCTAGCGCCGCCTGGATCGTCGCGGCCTTGACGTCCTGGGGTGCCTCGGCGCCGACAACGCCGAACAGCCGGGCGACGCGGCCCTTCGGCAGCTTGAGCTCGCGGCGGATCGTGACGTCGAGACCCGCGGCGACCTCCGAGTCGATCGGCTTCGACTCGCCGTTGTGGCTCGGCTCCGGCTTCGACTCCTCGGCGAACGTCATCTCCTCGGCTGGCGTCGTCTGATAGCCGGCGAGCGAGATCACGAAGCCGAGCGGGCCCTTGAGCGCCTTCGCCGTGGCCCGTGTCTGAGCCATCGAGAGGCGGGCGTAGTCGTCGGCGTTCCTCCACGGGCCACGCTTCTCATGCGCCGTGCAGAGGGCATCGGCTCGACCGACCACCCGGCCATCCGCCGTCCGAGCCTCGACGGTCGCCAGGTAGCCGCCGTCGACCGGCTCGGTGTGGGTGCAGACGGCGGTGACGCCGAGCATCGAGCCGAGCAGTTGCCAGCCCTCGACGCGGACGTGGGCCTTGCCCTGGATTCGCGAGTAGAGGCCCTTCGCCCGGATCACGCCGGCGAGGGCGTCAGCCACCCGGGTCGCCTCCTCGACGACCCCGACCGGGTCGCTGGTCCCGAATAGGGCGTGGTTGGCCTGCGGCTCGAGTTCGGTCGGCTCGACGATCTCAGCTTCGACGATCTCGCTCATCGCGACCATCCCCAGTCGTCGTCCCAATCACGGAAGTCGTTGGGCCAGTCCCAGTCCTCCCACGAAGTCCAGTCCTCGGGCGGCTCCTGCTCCAGCCGCATCGACAGGTACTCGATCCCGAGCAGGACGAAGATCCCGACGATGCCGATCAGAAAGCCGATCACGACCCGAGCTCCGCGAGCGTGTCGTCGAGGGCGGCGACGGTGTAGGCGAGCCGGGCGTGGGCGCTACGGACCTCGGAGTGGTCGAGCATCCGCATCGCTGAGAGCAAGTCGGGGCGGAGCATGAGCAGCAGCCGGATGGCGGCCTGCACCTTCTCGTCTACCTCGTTGGGTACTGTCTCGGTTGCCACTTGGGGTTCCTCCTCGTGGTCACGGTCTCCGGCGGTGTGTGCCGCGCGGAGACCTTCTTGTCGGTGGACTCGGGTGAAAGTCGATGTAGCCGCCGCGCTTGCGCCGGTAGTCGGCCCAGGCGTCGCGGGCGGCCAGCCAGACGCCGAGGGCGAACGAGCAGAGGGCGCAGAGGGCGAGCAGTCCGGCGACGGTGAGCAGGAGGGCGTCAGGCATAGCCCTCGGTCTCCCAATTCCAGGGCGCCGCGGGATCACCCGGGCGACGCGGGCGAGGTAGCGCCGGTCGGCGAGGGTGGCGAAGCTCCGGGGGAGGGCGCTCGACGGGGCGGCGCTGGTACCAGGGGGATGGGGGGCGCCGCCCCGTCCAACGCCGCTCGACCGGACGGCGGCCAGGGAGGAACCCGAGGGGGTGCCGCCGTCCGGTCCAGAGGCGCGACGCTGGGAGGAGGGGCGGGCCGCGCTACCGCTCCCAGATCCGCCCCTCCCCTCAGCGTCGAGTTCACGTTGAAGGTCGTAGGCGCGGTCCTCGTCGGGGTCGGCGGAGGGACGCTCGGCTTCGAGCTCGCGGTAGAGGTGGTCGGAGAGGAGGCTCACGCCGCCGCCTCGGCCTGCTCGGCTTCGGCGAGGCGCCGCTCGATCAGCAGCCGGAGTTCACCGGCAACCGTTCGATGCTCACGCTCGCAATGCTTCTCGAACGCCTGCTTGACGTCGGGGGCGACGTAGGTCGAGAGGATTCGGTAGGGGGGCTGCTTCGTGCTCTGCTTCGTAGCCACGTCGCGGACTGTAGCACGTCGCGGCAACGTAATGTAGTATCGCGACGGTGCCAACGAAACAGGAAGCCGCAAACAGGGCGTTGCCAGCGACGCGAAGCGCTCTTACGTTCCGGCTTCAGATGGCGCTGGACGAGCAGCAGCAGCTCGAGCGGGCCGCTCGGATCAAGCAGCTACGGGAGGAGTCGCCCTACACGCAGGCTGCTCTCGCCGATCTCGTCGGCGTCACCCCCAGGGCCTACCAGCGGTGGGAGGAAGGCGGCGGGATCGAGTGGGACCACCTCGAGAAGCTCGCCGAGGTTCACGGCGTGGACGTGATGTGGATTCACCGCGGCACCGGCCGCGGCCCTTCTCCCCTCGAGACCTTCAGCGAGCCAGCTTCAACAGCGGATCTTGACGAGCGCCTGGAGTGGATCGAGTCGGCGCTTCAGGCACTGCTCTCAGACCGGGGGTTGGAACTCGACGCTCCAGCGTCCGCGCAAGACCATCCGCCGCAAACCGGCTCATCGGGGGAAGGCAACCGCAATGGCTGAGCCGCCGCAGGTGCGGCAGCGCCTCGGCCAGGATCTCCTCGTCGGTCAGCTCGGCGTTCACGGGTTCCATCAGTATCCACCCCCGCGAGCCCGTAGCGCCCCTCGCACCACCCAAATAGCTTCCAGAACGACCGATCCAATCAACAGCGCCGGATGAACGGAGCCACCTGATGAACGCAACCGCACGTGACTACGACCGCGAGGATCTGATCGTCGGGATGATCGGCGGCACCCTCGTTCCGATCATCGGCATCGGCCTCGGCGCGAAGCTGATCCTCAAGGGCGACAACCGCGGCTGGCTTCCGCTCGTCTGGTGCCTGCTGCTGTTCGTCGCCTGGGGCGCGGTCATAGCCGCAGCGGTCTGAACGACGAACGGCCCCCGCAAGGCGGAGGCCGCAGCACTCGGCTTCGGTTGTCAGCGGGGCCGCTTCAGCCCAACCGCCTCGCGGATGATCTCGGCCGAGCGGTCCTCGGCCCGGAGGGTGGCGGCGATCGCCTGCTCGACGTCGTCGCGGAGCTCGGGGCAGGCGTCCCGCACGGCGACCAGGTGCAGCCGGGCCTCGCGCAGTCGGCGTTGGCCTTTCGCCAGCTTGCTCAAGGTTCCACCGATTGGCTACTTACAATAGGGGCACTATGGGCGCTGCGAGAATCGCGATCGCGAGTCGAACGGGTGACGCTGCCTATTTCCTCGTTGACGCGGAGGATGTATCCAAGTGCCTCCCCCACACGTTCGTCTGCAGCTCGCACGGTGGCGTACGGCTCATCACTCCTGGCACGGGTGGGGGGCGGACAGCCGCATCGTTCATCCTGGGCCTCACCCCGAATCGCCGCGTTCACTATGTCAACGGCAATCGTCGCGACCTCCGAAAGCAGAATCTCAGGGCAGGGTCGCTCGGTACGGTGGTTCGGGTGGAGAACGGCCTCGGACTGGTTCCCTTGGTCGGAAAGCTTGGGGAGGGGAAAGTCGCCGTCATCGACCCGGCCGACTCGCCGTTGGTCGAGCCCCATAGGTGGTACTACGGCGACGGTTACGCCTATGCCCGAATCAACGTCGGAAGCAAGTGGCGCACTGTCGGGATGCACAGACTTCTTCTCTTGGGCCTCGAGCCTGGTGGAAAGCGAGAGGTGGATCACATCGACCGCAACCGCCTCAACAACCAACGGGCGAATCTGCGCATCGTCTCGAGGGCGATCAACAGTCGTAACGTGCCTCCCGTTGGTGCGTCGTCCTATCGAGGAGTCAGCTTTCACGCAGCCTCTGGCCTCTGGCGCGCGCGAGCCAAGGTCGACGGAACGACGCACCACATCGGGAGCTTCACCAGTGAAGCCGAGGCCGGTGCTGCGGCTAAGGCGTTTCGGCTGCAGCACATGATTGGCGCCACCGATTGATTCGCACTCCCGCGACTTCACCGGCGGCGTCATGGCTCGACGATCCGCGCTATCCGTTGCCGCCAGCGCTCGAGCCGGGAGGGACGCCGGTGTCCGGCGAGGATCGCCACCACCGCCATCCCCAGGATCCCGCCGAGAATCGCCAGGTCGCGGTTGTCGAGCCCCGGCTGCCCGGTGGCGGGTAGCGGTCCGGGCCTCATTCGAGACTCCGAACGTAGGCGCGGGCGAGCTCCTCGCAGCGGCGGAGGTCGGAGAGCCGGCCGAGGATCTCGGCGAACACCCGGTCCACCCGCGGGCTCTCGGAGACCGCGATCGTGGTGTGGACGAGCGAGGCCAGGACCCGGTCCTGGCCGTTGTCGCGCCGGCAGACCTGCTCGACCAGGGCGGCGGTGGTCTCGACGCGAGCACCGCGCTCGGCCTCGATCCGGTCGATGAGGATGACGAGCGTCGCGTAGCCGGTCCCGAACAGGACGACGAGCAGCGCACCGAACAGGACGAGGTCGCGGCGCCACTCGTGCCGCTTGACGCAGTCCCGGCAGGGGAGCTCACTCGTCATCGCCGCCTCCGTTCCGGCCCCGGAACGCCATCATCGCCCCGAGCAATCCGAGGATGGCGCCGAGGAAGGTGTAGAAGGCCGGCGGGGTCGTGTAGCTGCCGACCGCATCGACGAGCGTGACGAGCACTCCCGCGAACAGGGTGCCCACGGCCAAGTACCAGGTCCGGTCATCCAATCCGGCCTCACAAGCCCATCAACCGTCGTCCGATCGCCCAGCCCGCCGCCCAACCGATGATGACGAGCAGCAGCTCCACCCGGCTAGCGGACGCCCTTGCCGGCGCGGTTACGGGCCTCGCCGAGGACTCCGGCGCCGGCCGTGGTCGCACCGATGCCGACGAGGAACTCGTCGAAGCTGATGTCGCCGCCCGCGAGGGCGATGATCCCGCCGATGATCGCCGCAACGGCGATCAGGGTGGCGACGGGGAGGTTGTCGAGGAATGACATGGGGTGTCCTTTCTTTGGGTTCAGGTCCAGTTCGTGAAGAGTCAGCAGCGGTTGAGGTAGTCGATCGCCCGTTGCAGGCCCTCGACGTTGTCGCCAAGCGCACCTAGCGCGGTGTTGCACTGCTGGCAAAGAAGCCCTCGGACCTCGTTGCTCTCGTGGCAGTGGTCGATGTGTGCTGGTTCACGATCGGCGCAGATCCCGCACAAGCCGCCTTGTGCGTCGAGCATTTCGGCGTACTGTTCGGTGGTCAGCCCGTGACGGTAGAGGCGACCACCGCGCCGGTGATAACGCTCCTTGGCGCGGACGCGCGTACATTCGCGACACAAGTTGTTGTGCCCATCGCCGAGCCTCCGATTGCGACCGAAGCTTTCAATGGGGAGCACAACCTTGCAGTCCGAGCACTTCTTTTCCCTGCGGTTTGGGTCGATTCGCCGTACGCCCTTCCTTGCGGCGCTGATCTTTGCCCTGTGCTCGTCGGACATCGGCGGGCGTTTCTTGCCGCGTCGTCGGCGGTTTGAAGCTGCAACTGCCGCCGCCCCTTCGGGAGAGAGTCGGCTACCAGCGGACATACGTGGTACTCCTCGCCACGTAGCTCAGCACCCATTCGCGCGGGGTCTCTAGCCGCCCCCCGGTGGCGGCGATGATCCAGGCCGCGGGCTCGTCGTCGGTGTTGCGGTCGCCGACGTAATCGACGGTGACGGCGCCGCGGCGAGCGAGGTTGAGGGCGCCCGCAGGCCAGTTGTGCATGAAGACGGCGAGCTGCCAGCGGTAGCGGTTGATCCGGCCTCCGGCGAGCGTCCCCGTGTACCAGGACTCGACCGGGACGCCGAGCTTCTCGTAGGAGTCGCGGAGGTTCTCGGCCGACCACTCGGCGGACTCCGTGACGTCGTAGCAGGAGCGCAGGAACTCCTGCGTCCCCGGTGCCTTCCCGGTCGAGCGGGCGAAGACGCCGACGTCCCAGCCGGAGTCCTGGGAGTGCTTCCCGCAGGAGCCGAGGATCAACGCCGACTCGTTGAAGGCGAGCGACTTCAGCAGGCCCTCGGGAACGGTCGCAGCGGCGTCGCGCATCTCGCGAGAGGCGACCGCGGCCTGGGTCGCGGGCCCGGCGATGCCATCGGTGACGAGGCGAGGGTGGCGGCGCTGGAAGCGACGGACGGCCCGCTCGGTCAGGCGGCCGAAGTCGCCGTCGACGAGGAGGTCGCCGAGGTTGAGCTGAAGCGCGGCACAGTCGGTTCCCGACATGCCCCGCTTGAGCGCGTAGCGGAAGTCGGGGGACGGCTGCCAGATCACGACTTCCACCCGTCGTGCTTGCGGAGCCGATCGGCCGCCCACTTGATCCACTTCCGCAGCCGCGTCAGCTGCTCGTGCAGGCGCCGACGCACCGCCCGCTTCTCGGAGTGGCGCCGACGCTTCTTCTTGTGCGCGTACTTGTGCCGGGCAGCCTTCAGCCCGCGCTTGACCTTCGACCACCACTTCGGCTTGCCGCCGCTGCCGTCGGGGCCCGGGTCGCGGCCGCTGTAGCCGCCGACGTAGTTGACGTGCCACCACTCGCTCGGCGCCTCGACCTTCTTCCAGCCGTAGCGGCCGCCGATCTCGTCGACGATCGTCCGCATCGTCGTCGTCTGCAGATCGACCGCCTTGCCCAGACCGTGGTTCGAGGTCCCTGGGTAGGCGGCGAGGTTGCCGGCGCCGGACTGGTAGAGGTTCCAGAAGTACCACTGCTGGCTGAGGGTCCGGTAGCTCGACGCCGATCCCGCGGGACGGAGCTCGACGCCGTAGCGGCGCCGAGACTCGACGTTCATCGCGTTCCAGGCGGCCGCTGCCGACTTCGCCAACTGCCCGGCGGCGATCGGCGCAAGCTCGGATTGCGGCAGGTTGCCGTTGGAAGCCACGCGGGCTCCTTTCTGTGGAGCAGGGCTGCTCTAGGTGGTGGCGCTAGTTCGCGCTCCGGGAGACCTCGTACCAGTTGGTCCCGTCGCAGATGAGTTGGAGGATGCGGTCGCCGCTCCCGGTGAAGTTGCCGTTGAGCTTGAGGTTGGAACCGTCCGTGACCTGCGCGGTGCTGGTCAAAAGCAGGGTGATCCGGTGCCCGGAGTAGGTCGCGCTGATCGACGTGATCGTGTTCGACCCCGATAGCTCGTAGTGGTCAACGGTCGAATAGGCGGTCAGCGCCCCAGCGGGGGACCCCTGAATCCAGGTATTGATCTTCCCCGAGCCCGAGGGGTTCGACCAGCCGACCAGTCCGCCTCCCGCGCCGTTAGGAGCGTTGCGGGCCTGGACGACGACCGAACCCGCGTCGATGCGAGCGAGGTACTTGCAGTTCGCGTAGGTGCAGGTCGGATCGACGTGGACCGAATCAGCCCACGGATTCAGGTCGGCGGCGCACCGCAAGGCATTGGCGTAGCGGGTCGAACCGTTGAGCGCCCCGGTGAAGTGAATCCGCTTGAACGTGATCGCGCGGGTCGGAGCGCCGGCCCCGCCAATCGTGCCGTAGCTGCGAGCGGCGGTGTTGTCAACCTTCACCACGTCATACTCCGCAACCGGCGTGAAGGTGCCGGACTCGCTATCCCCGGAGATGTTGCCGCCGTCGAAGTGAATGTCCGTGCCGGCCTTGATCGTGACAATCGGGTTGCCGGTGTCGGAGCGTTCGATCATGTTCCCGTAGAAACAGAGGTTCTTGCAGTAGTCAACGCCAAGCTCCGATGGAGCGTCGTAGGAGGCATCGACCACGATGTGCCCGTTCGTGAACTCGTTGATCGAGAGTCCAAAGAAGTTGTGGCCGGCAGCGGCTCCGTCGAACACGATCCCCCGCACGGTTCGGGACGACGAGTGGGAGCCTTCCTCAACCTCAATCCCGATCCAGTTCACGTTCTGCGACTGATCGACGTAGATCGCCTTGCCGTTGTTGGCCGGCGTCGAGACTCGTATGTCCTCGATGATCCGGTTCGTGGAGCGCATCGTCATACAGGTCGTAGCGGTGTTGTTGCCCTGGATATGGAAGCCGCCCGAGCGACCGCCACGGTTCGTGCTGCCGTCATAGCCCACGTCGCCAGAGCCAACGAAGTAGAGGCCGGCGGCGGCGTCGGTCAGGGTGAACTTCGTCTCCCGCTTGCCCTGGCCGACGATGTTGACCGCATGGCCGATTGTCAGGAGCGAGTCGAGGGTGATTCCCGTGTCGGAATAGCCCGTCCGGGGAAGCAGGACCCTTCCCCCGCCTTGGGATTCGATGTTGTCGCAGGCCGTCTGGAGTTCGGACGCCTGATCGACGCCGTTGTTGACGTCGAGCTCCACCGTCTCGCCGATCACCGCGACTTGGGTGTCGGCGTGATCGGTGACGCGGGTTTCGATGTCCTCGAGCGCTGACGCTGAGATCGGCGTTGCCGCGCTCGGGGAGTTCTCCCAGTTCTTGGGGGTGAAAGCGATCATGGGTCCTCGCGGGTTAGAGGTTGAGGCTGACGAGGGAGACGCTGAGGCGCTCGAGGAGCGCGTCCAGTCCCTCCGGCGGGGAGTCGAGGTCGATGGAGCAGGTCAGGGTGTCCGCGTCGTAGGAGGTGCGGATGATCCGGCGGGGTGAGGTATCAGCGGCGTCGGTGAACTGGATCGTGTCGCCCGCCCTGATTTGCCACGCGGGGCGGCGGACCCCGCGGTTGTCGATGCAGACGCCGACGATCGTCGCCTGCCCGGAGGTGTTGATCTGCTTCGACTGAAGCAGGAACCGCCGCCCGATCTCGACCGCACCGGCGGAGGTCGTCACCGTCGAGGCGTCGAGGCGGGTCCACCTTCGGAGCCCGGCCTGGTTGGCGGGGTTGTCAACGTCGTCGTCGGCGAGCTCCGAGGACTCGGTGTCGGCTCCCGATCCGATCGGCCCCACGGTCCTCGTCGCCCCATCGACGTCGGGGTAGCTGACGAGGACACCGTTCCAGATCCGGTCCATCTGCGGTCCCGCTTCCTGAAGGTTGGTCGGGCCGATCCGGGCTCGCCAGTTCCTCCCCCTGCCCCGCTGCTCGTAGTAGTGGAAGGTCTTGTCGTCCCAGACCCCCCAGTCCCAGAGGTGAAAGCGGTTGGCGGCGCGGATGATCTCGGTGACCGTGGTCTGCTCGAGGAAGGCGATGTGGGGGATCACGAAGCCGCTCGTATCGACCTGCCGACCCAGGCCCGGCGCCCACGTCGCGACCGCGTGGTCGATCACGTCGGAGGCGTAGAAGCCCGCCTCGGGCTCGGTCCCGCGCTTGGTCATGCCGTGGTCGCCGTAGACCGCGACGTCGGCGAGGACGAGCTGGCGGTCGGCGTCGGTCGTGATCGCGCTCGCCGCCCGGCTCAGGCTCGCGTAGGCGTAGCGGTAGCCGTTGACGGCGGTCTCGGTCTGCGTCCCCGAGGGGGTGGCGCCGGTGATGACATCGGTGCCGGTGGTGCTCGTTGTGGCAACCGAATCCACGGCGCCGTTTACGAGCCCGACGTCCCCTGCGACGAGGTTCTTCCCCGTGTAGGCGTAGTAGACCGACGAGAGCCCCGAGCGGGAGTCGTACCAGCTCTCACAGGCCGCCCCGACCGACGCCCTCTCGTCGAGGTTGAGCCGCAGCGCCCCCTCCGCGTCGTCGCCGGGCTCGACCGACGCCGACGTGAGGACGTTGTAGAACGCACCGGCGAAGAAGTTGTAGAGCACCAGCCGTCTTGCCGCCGTCGGGTCGGTCCAGCTTCCGAGGTCGCGATCGACGTAGACCTGGACCGCGGTCTGATCGTCCTCGAGCGCGACCTGCCACCCGACGGCGTTCGGGGTGATGTTCATGTCCTCGCCGGAGCTCTTGGGGGAGCCCTCCAAGCGTCCCTCCCATGCCACCTCCCCGCCGGCTCCCGTTACACGAATGTTCGAGAACGGGGAGAGGTCGCCGAAGTCGTCCCGGGGGCGGCGCTTCAGCGTCACCCCCATCTCCTCGAAGCCACCGGGGATCGTCGTCGAGAAGCTGAGGCCCGAGGGGGCGTAGCGGGCAACGGGGGCATCGGGAGCCCAGCGGAAGTACCGGTTGCCCTGGGGGGCCTCGACCTCGACCGACAACCTAAGCGGGGTGGACTCGCGAATCCGCGAGATGACCTCGCCCGCGGCACCGGGGTAGAGCGACTCCGAGGGATAGAGGGTCGTCGAGGGGTATGGCATCAGTCAGGGAGGTAGAGCCAGGAGGGGCGGTAGAAGACCTGGGCCGAGAGGTCGTCGATGCCCGAGTCGGGGGAGTCGGCGAGGTTGCCGCGGGAGAGCTTGAGCATCACCTCCGTCGTCCGGTCCTCGTTGCCGGCGGCGGGGAGGCGGGGGAGGTCGCCGAAGACCCGTGAGACCGGGCCGTAGACGGTGCCGCCGGATGCCTCGCGGACGATCCCCCACGTCGAGAGCTCGAGCGACTGGCCCGAGAACACCGCCGCGTCCGGGGCCGGGGCGGTGACGAGGAAGTTGTTGACCTGGCGGGTCGCGGGGGTGCCGAAGGTGACAAGATCGAAGAAGCCGACCTTGCCGTCGTCGAGCGTGGCGCCGGCGGCGAGGTCGGGGGCGAACCCGCTCAGCAGCTGCCGGGACTCGACCCCCAGATCGGGGAGTCCCCAGTAGACGTAGTAGTTGCCCCGCACGTCTATCGTGAACTTGATCCGGTGGTTGATATCGGGCACTCCGAAGTAGGGAGATGCGAGGGTGCTCTGGGCGGTGGTCGCGCCGGCTGTGCGGGTGATGGCGTTCAGCGTCCAGGTGCTCAAGGCTGCAGCCTTCTGGATATAGGCGAGGGCGAAGTTCGAGGTGTCGGTGTAGCGGGCGACGACGCCGGTCAGAAACTCGTCGGACGCCACGGCCGCGGTGAACTGGAAGTCGGCCTGGGCTGAGACCTCGTCGTAGACCGCCGTCCCGGCGATCGCGAAGTGCCCGTTGCCGAGGCCCGCTGTGTCGCCCGTGGCCGTTCGCTGAGCGGTCTGGTTGGTCGTGTTGATCCCGTACCCGTCCGCGTCCCCGGCGCTGGCCCACGTCCCCCCGATCGGCAGCGTCTTCCCGGTCAGCGTCCCGCTCGTCTGCGCGAAACTGTCGCGGGCGACAAACGGGGTCAGGGTGGTCGCGGGCGGCGCCGACTGGGCGACCCCGAACCCCTCGTCGATGTTGAACATCCAGAGCCGGTCGACGGCGATCGTTCCTCCCGTCCCCCGGGCCTGGATCTGCCCGCCCCACCAATGGACGCCGGTCTGGATCTTGTCGAGCCGCACCTCACCGAGGTCGAGCATGTAGAAGCCGGTCGTGGTCGGAACCTCGACGGGGGTGTTCTCGGTCGGGGTCAGAAGGTCGCCCACGTCCCAGACGAGACGAGCGTCCATCGCCCCCCCGTAGGAGTAGAAGCGGGCGTAGACGCGGTAGGCGCCGGTGTGCCGCATCGGAAACGCCCCTCCGATGTCGGTCCCGACTATGGGGGTCCATTCCGCGGCCACGCTCGCATGGACGACCGCCGTCCCCCCGGAGGCCCCGCTGAGGGCGGACTTGGTAGCGGCATCGAGAGCCTCAAGCGCCTCGGCTTCGTGGACGACCTTCTTGGTGTCGTCGCCGCCGCCGACGTAGTGCCGGGAGCGCACGGCCCAAATCAGCGATCCCTGGTCCTCGCTGTCGTCCTCGTCAACGAGGATGCGGACGCGGGCGGGGTAGTCCCCTCGGATGTCGGACTCGGTGAACCGCAGTTCGGGCAGGGTCGTCTCGGAGTGATCGGAAAGGGCGATCTCGTCTTCGTAGAAGTCGGGGATGACCTCGAGCCGGAGCTCGGCGTCGGCGTCCATCTCCTTGTGGGCTTGCAGCCAGCCGCCGCCGAGGGTGAGGCCCGCGTTGACGACATCGGCGTAGACGGTGCCCCCGTTGTTGAGGACGCGACCGATCCAGCCCCCCTCGCGTTGCAGCAGCGCGACCTTCTTCTGGAGCATCCCGCGGGCCTGGTCGAAGCTGACCGTGCCGTCCGCCCGGATCTTGAGCGGCAGGGTGATCTGGCGGTTGGGGATTCGGTAGTCAACCGGCGCCGAGCCGCGTTCCTGCTCCGCCATCACCGCCTCGATCTCGGCGTTCCCCCAATCGACGCCATCGACCCGGACTGTGATCGGGCCCTCGTTGAGTTCCAGCGCCGTCCGGTCGATGGCCACGTTGTCTGGGTCGAGGGTGATCTGCTCGGCCATCAGCTACCCGCCCTTGCGGTTGACCCGCTTGACGGCAGCGACGAACTCCTTGCCGTTGACGTCCACGAGCGCCTTGTCGCGGTCCTCGTAGAGCGTCACCGAGACGTTCACCGCGGGCGTCGTGGAGATCGTCGGGTTCGGGGAGACCCGATCGCCGGAGCTGAGATGGACGACCTCGGGGCCGCGCTCGCCGACGAGGTAGGCGCCGGTCGCCATCGCCGTTCCGCCCTTCGCGAAGGCCCCGAGGACCGGCGTGGAGGCGAAGACGCCGTACTGCCGCTGGGAGATCGCGAATCGCTGCTGGGACTCGCGCAGCAGGCCCTCGATGATCTCGAGCCGGTCGGCATCGCGGGCGGTCGTGTCGCCGCCGACCTCGCGGATGCGCTGCTGGACGGTCAGAATCTCGCCGCCGAGCTGTCCGTAGGGGGCGGACTTGAGGTGCTCCAGCGGCATTCCCGTCCCCTGCACGTCCGCGAGCCGGTCGTGGTGGGTGGTGTAGAGCTCGGTCAGGCTCGCGGACTTACCCTTGATCGCCGGGATCAGCTTGTCCTTGAGTGCGGCGAGGCCGGCGTTCCGCATCTCCTTGCGCTCGTCGATCGAGCCGATCCGCTTCTCGAGGTGCTCGATTAGATCCTTGTTCGGCTTGTCCTGCTTCTTCTCCCGGTCGATCTGCTTCTGGATCTCATCCTTCTCCTTGTCGGCGTCACCGACGGCCCGCTTGATCGCCTTCTGCTGCTTCTCGGCGTAGGTGAGCAGCTTCTTCAACTCGCGCCGGCGCCGGGACAGCACCTTCTCGGCGCGGACCAGCTTGTTACGGAGCTTGAACAGCGAGCCGAGCTGGAGGCCGAGCCACTCCGTCTCGCCCTTGCCCTTGAAGCGGTCGATCCCGTCCTCGGCCAGCGAGGAGGCGTAGTCGGCGTACTCGCCGTACTGCGCCTGCTTCTCGTCGAGCGACTTCAGCGCCTCCGTCAGATCCTCATTGAGACCGATGCCCTTGAGCCTCTCGACGTAGTCCTTGAGGACGCGGCGCTTGCGCTTCGCCTTGTCGGAGCGGCGGGTGACGCTGAGAACCTTGTCGAGCCCTTCGACCAGGCCGCCCTTGGCGAGGTGGGGGACGATGCCGCCGTGCTTGCGGAGCAGCGGGCCCGTGTAGTGGGCGTTGGGGTCGGTCAGAAAGCGGGTGCCGAACCACGGACTGAGCCCGCCCGCGGCGTCGTACATCTCACCCGCCACCATCGCGTTCTTGACCGGGTTGAGCATCTGGTCGAAGCCGCCGTAGCCCTTGACGAGAGACTCGTTGCCGACGCCCGAGGTGATCTGCCAGAGGCCGTAGCCGAAGGTGTTGCCATACCCGGCATCCGCATCGGAACCGACGACGCCGGGGTAGTAGTTCGACTCGCCGTGGGCGATCTGCGCCATCGTGATTCCGGGCATCCCCCGCCACTCGGCGAGCGCGGCCACGGCATCGACCGGCATCTGATAGCCGGGGTTCGAGAGGGTGTGCTGGGGGAACAGACGGTTGTATTTCTGCAGCGCGTCAGGGAGCGACTTGATCGGCGCCCCGACCGGGCCCTCTAGACCGTTCGGGGCCTGCTTCGCTAGGAACGCACTCGCCGCAGCGTGAGCTTTGTCGAGAATCCCCTGGCCGAGTTCCTTGAGAGGGCCGTCCGGTCCTTGGAGGATTAGCTTTGCGAGCTTCTTGGCGACGGCACCGGCGGCACCGGCAACGGCGTTACCGCTAATCAGAGCTGCCACCCGTGCGGTTTCCGCCTTAGTCTCGTCGGCTGCGCTGTTGACGTCGATCGCGCCGCCGTGGTAGTGGTCGCTCGGCCCGTAGCTCCCGTGACCGCCCTGTACGCCGCCGAAGGCCGGGTGCTCACCGACCATAAAGCCCATCTGCTGTAACCGCTTCCCGATCCCACGAATCCACGGGCCGTCGCTGTTGGCCGAGATGTGCCAATGGGAGTTGCCGCCCGCATGGTTGGCGTCGTACTGGATCGGCGGGATGGTGTAGGGGCCGAGGGCGAAGGCGAGGTCATTGGCAACGCCGCCTGCGGCGAGGTGCGGCACGAGACCCCCGTCCTGGCGCCGCGGCACCGCCTTGTTGACCGCCATCAGCCGGTCCGTCGCCGTCCGGTTGGCGACCGAGACCAGCTCCCCCGGCTCGACCATCGCGGCGAGGCGACCGTCGAGGTGGAGCGGCACCTTGTCGCCGGAGCCGGTGCCGGGGACGATCGCGCCCTTCTGAGCGCCGACGACGTTGCCGACGGTGTTGCCGACCTTCTTGATCGAGTAGCCGACCTTCTTGACCTTGAAGGCGGCGAGGGACTTGTTGAGGTTGTCCTTGAGGACGTCGAGGCCGGTGGCGACCCCGTTGGCGAGCGCGGTGATGTTCTGGCCGACGCCCTTTGCCATCTTGCCCGAGCGGTCGGTGGTCCTGCCGAAGGAGTCGCCGACCTTGCCGAGGTCGCGGTCGCTTCGGTCCTTGAACTTGCCGATGGCGTCGCCGGCCTTGTCGGCGAAGTCCTTGACGGCATCGCCCGAGCGGTCGAGTGCCCGTTCCAGCGGACCCTTGAACGTCTGCGCGAGGTCGAGGAGGTTCCCGCGCCCCGTCTTGGAGAAGGCGCGGAGCCAGTCTCCGGCCTTCGAGGCGAAGTCGCGCACCGACCCGCCCGCCTTCCTCGCCCCCTCGGCAAGCTTCTCGTATGCCTCCCGTGTGTTCTTCGACATCCGCTCGATCACGGCGATCAGGGCGAGTGCGCCGTCGAGGCTGATCTTGCGCTGCTGCTGCCAGGTGTAGATCTGCTCCTTGGTGACCTGGAAGCCCATCATCTGCCACTCGCGGACGATCTTGTAGATGCCCTGCCGGTTCATGTCCGTGAGGCTGGCGAGCTCCTTGTCGAAGGCATCGGAATCGAAATAGGTGGTGCGCTGGAACAGGGCCTCCCCGGCGAAGTGGTGCTCCTTCTCCAGCTCGTAGGCGATGAAGCCGGCGATGGCGACGGCAGCCGCTTGGCCGATCGGGTTGCCGAGGGCGGTACCGAGGGCGGTGAGGACACCGGAGCCGCCGATGAAGTGGATGAAGGTCCCGGCGATGAACAGCTTGCCGAGGATCGGCGACTCCCAGAACGCCTTTGCGATGCCCTTGATGAGTTCGATGCCGATCTGGCCGCCGAGTTCGGCGACCTTCGGCAGGATCTCCGTGAACTTATCGATCAGAACCTGGAGCGCCCCGCTGGCGCCCTCCCGCTTGAACGCCTTGCTCACGTCCTTCATCAGGTCGCCGAGGCCCTTGAATACGTCCTTGGCGATCGGCTCGACCTGGAGCTTGAGCAGGTTCGTGAACTGCTGCCAATGCTCGGCGAGATCCATCGTCCGCCGCCCCTGCTCGCGGATCGTGCCCTCGCCGTTGCGGAAGACCTTGAGCATGTCGTCGACCTCGAAGCGGCCCTGGCGGATCGCCTCGGCCATGTCCGCCCCCGCGCGCTTGCCGAAGACGTCCATCGCCAGGCCGGTCTTCTCGATCTGCGAGAGCGTGGACTGCTTGCCGAGCAGGTCGAAGATCTGCTGCAGCGCCTTGTCGGGCTTGCCGACGTTGATCCCGAGCTTCTCCATCGACGCCCCGAGCTCGTCAGTCGGTCGAGTCAGGTTCGAGATCGCCAGCTTGAGGCCCGGCACCATCGTCTGGGTGTTGACGCCGGCGCGGACGAAGGTCGCCCACATCGCCGAGGCTTCGGCGAGGGAGAAGCCGAGCTGCCGCAGCGGTGAGCCGAACTTCTGCACCGCCGAGGTGATCTCCTCGACCGAGGCTCCCGACTCCTGGGAGAGCCGGAACAGCCCGTCGAGGGTCTTCGACATGTCCTTGGTCTTGACCTCCCAATCGACGAAGGCCTTGGAGACCGACTCGACGTTGCCGGCGAGGCTCGTGTCGGTGAGCCGCGAAAGCTCGGTCATCTGCTTTGAGACCCGGGCGAGAGGCTTGCCGGTCAGTCCGAGGCGGGTGTTGAGGTCGCCGACTGCGGTGGCGGCCTCGTCGAAGGTCGCGGGGACGTCGCTGATCACGTCGCGGAAGACGCCCTTGAGCTTCCGCATCTCCCGGCCCGTCGCGCCCGTGCGGGTCTGGATCTTGTCGTAGGCGTCGTCGAACTCCTCGCCGACCTTGTAGAGCGCGGCGGCGGCCCCCACGGCGGCGACGCCGATCCCGAGCATCGCCTTCTTCATCGTCGCCCCGGTGACGGCGGCGGTCTTGCCCGTGCTCTGAAGCTGCGCCTGGGTCTTGGCGAGGGCGGGTCCCCGCCATCAGATGTCCTCCATCCTCTGGCCGATGATCTCCTCCAGCGAGTCGCGCTCGGCCTCGAAGGCGGGGATCAGAAACGGCCTCGGCGGGGTGCGCGAGGTGCCGTTCTCCAGGAAGTGGCCGTAGAAGTGCTCAGAGTCGCCGGCGACGACGGCGACCGCATTCCCCGCCAGCTCCTCCGCCGTGTAGGTCTGAGCGTCGGAGCCGAACCCGATCTCCGACGACTTGACGAGGTCGGCCCCGGTCTCGACGTGGATCGCCTCAACCAGGCCCTCGTTCATCGGAGGGGCATCGGGGACCCGCTGCTTGGCGCCCTCGGCGATGCGGTGGGCGACCTCGAGGACGCCCTCCAACATCGTGTCGTCGAGCTCGGCGATGATGAGGGGGATGCGGCTGGTCAGCTTCGCGGCGGTCGTTGCCGCCCCGCCGTAGGTGTTCACGGTCGCCATCAGCGGCTCCGGGCAGACGAAAGGGCAGGGTCCATCGCTAGACCCTGCCCTTGTTCGCTGCTGCTTCTGCCTCGGCGACGCGATTGCGGTACGCGAAGTAGGCCGGCCATAGGACCGT